GGGCGAGCTCGAGATCAATCCTCGGGGCGAACGGGATCGCTGGCAGCGCCGGATGGATCTGGAGTAAGCGCGTGTGCAGTCATTCACACATCAAGGCAATCGTCACAGCAGTCACATCTGTGCTGGCAATCCAGGTCTCATTCACCGGAATGGAGTGCACAGATTGCGGACGGCGCTGGGACATGGGTGAGTTGATGGCATTGCTCTACAACAGCGATGGCCGGCTGGAAGCTAGACCGGTGTCCGTTGTTGTAGAGGATCTGGAGTGAAGCCATGAAGCATGCGGATGCACTCATGCTCGCCGAGCAGTTGGTCGAAGCACTCGCGCCTGCCTGTGCTCGAATAAGCATCGCCGGCAGCGTGCGCCGAGGCAAAGAGGAATGCAAGGATCTGGAAGTTGTGGCTATCGCCCGATACGAGCGGCAGCAGACGATGGATCTCTTCGGAGAACTGGGCGAAAGCGCCACGGTCAACGTGCTTGATCAACGGCTGCCGAGTCTGTACGAGCTCGGCGAGTGGGGCCTTGATCCTGTGTTGCGGAGGAATGGCCCACGCTACAAGCGTCTGGTGCACTATGCGACCGGGATGTGCTGCGATCTGTTCATCGTGACCCGGGCGGGCTGGGGCGGAGCGATGGTCATTCGCACAGGGCCCGCAGAGTTCAGCCGAGCGGTCGTGACGTTGGCGCTGCGTCTAGGAAGGCATGTGGCGGACGGCTACTTGCTGCATGGCCATCGCAAGATGAAGGACGCATGCCCGAGGGGCGCGGACTGTCCGCTGATCATCCCGACACTGGAGGAGAGCGCGTTCCTGGCCGCGCTCGGGCTGCCGTGGCTGGAGCCTGGGCACAGGACTGCGCAGGATACCAGGGAGGCCCGATGAGCACGGAGAGACCAGGCATGGAAAAGCCAGATTCCGTCGTAAACCCAGGCGCCTTGAAGGCGTTGGCGAATCTCATACTCCGAGGTGTCCAGTTTCAGGAGATTGCCATCGCCGAGAGCTTGCGCTTGTGTGCGGCTGCTTGGGAGCAAGAGCGTTCCGAGGCTGCGGCATTGCGGGAGCGCATCCGACTGCTGGAGCAGTGGGCCAAGCGCGCGGAGGAAACACTTGTCTATGCGGCCATAATCCTGGGGCCATTTGCCGATAAGGAAGACGGGCCAGCAAAGATAGCGATGGACGAATGTGATAGTCGGTTCGTCGAGTACGCGGCGTTGCCCGGTAGCCCTGCGGCGGCGAGCGGTTCGGCAGAGGACATTCGGTAGCGGGAGAAGCCATGACTGACAAGGGCATCCGGGTGACAGTCGAGGATCTCGAAACTGGTGAAAGCGAAAGCCGAGAGGTCCTCAACGACTACATCATCATCTGTCAGGGCACATGCTATGTCAGCGCCGAACAGATGTGGGCGAGTGGCACGCACCAACTGACGGTCAAGGGCCGAAAGCCAAGTCCGATTATGCTCGCCATGCCCGACGACAACCAGGGGAGCAAGCCCGGATGAAGTCCCGGAGGTTATGAAGGGAGGCCCGATGAGCACGGAAAGAGATGAGGAACGCGGCTTATACCGCAAGTACGAGGTACGGAGGCTGAACGATATTGCGGGAAAGCACCGGGATTGCATTTTCTTTGTGTTAGACCTTGACCATGATGCCAGCGCTATTCCGGCAATCAGGGCCTACGCGGATGCCTGTGAGGCGGAATTCCCAAAACTCGCAGAGGACCTACGCGCCCTAGCCAGGGGCCGTGCGCCCGAGAGCCCTGCGGCGGCGAGCGAGGAGGAGGGGCAATGAGCTCGGAAGCGCAAGCGAAACTTGACGAGTCGCAATCGGCGACGTAAGCGGACAGGAGGCGGATGAACTATGGCCGAACCATACAGCATCGGAAGACTTGAGAACCCAGCGCCAGATGACGGACAGTTCCCGGACTTCGAGGACGCCGAGACTACGGCCATCGAAGCCAGCATCGACGATGGTGTGTGGGCTGTCTGGGACAACGCGAGCGGCGAAGTGCTCTCTGTTGTCTACGGAAGCATAGCGTACAGGCCCTAGCCATGACCCCTGCGCGCTCGCAGATCGCTGGTCAATCGCTCGAGGACCTGCTGGACTTCGCGCACTCGCTCTATTGGAACCGAGAGCGTGTCTGGGTGCGGCACAACGAGATCCGGGGCCGGTTTCGATCGAGAGGCGGTGGCCAAGCCGAGTTCACGCCATCCCCGGCGAAGGGTGCGCCTGACTACTACGGTTGCATCGATGGGCGGATGATCGCGTTCGATGCCAAGTCGACCGGCAATAAGAAGACCTGGATGCTCGACGGGCGGCGAGTGCACCAGTATCTCGATCTGTGCGAGATCGCCGTGGCGGGCGGTGTCTGTTGGTTTGCGGTTGAGTACCGGCTGTCACAGACCCTCTATCTGCTGCGCGTGAACCTGCCGTTCGCTGACACCGCATTCGGGGCCATCGTGCCTAAGCTGGACTTCTCCAGAGATGTCCAGCCATCGAACGTGATCACTGTCGCCTATCAGGAAGGCTACTATGACTGGCTCTCGGTCGTCAGGGCTAATTGGTTCACTAGGGTCTCGATGTCCCTGTGGACTGAATAGCCAGTTGGAGACCCTCAACGATGCCCAGGCGCCCGCCTGAGAGATTCTGTGCAAGTTGCGGCGTGACGCTGGACCCGGAGCGTGGGCGCTTCTGCTATGAGTGTGCAGCTCTACATGCTAGGCTGCGCAAGCGAAGAACGACGGGGTATATCTGTATCGATGCCCCGGACAGAGTCTGGATCAATGGCTGGTTCAGCGCGGAGGACATGCGACAGACTTTGAAGGCTGGGACTTGGCCCGCGGGGATGGTCTTCGAACACCGTGGCCGAAACGGGGACGATCGATGTGCCCGAAAACTTACGCCCGTTACGTCCCAGCGGATCCATCTTGTGGGCAGTGGACCTCCGCCGGAGTATCCGCCGCAATGGCTAGTTGAGGTGGGCGAGGAGGCGCAAGTGGCCGATGAGTGAATTGAGGGTGATCTACGCTACTGGCTTAGAGGGATCCAAGGCAAGCCCCGCTCTTCTTGGGCAGGCGATGGCTGCGTTGTCCTGCCTGTCCTGCGGCTTGGCGCTGGCCCCAGTGTATGAGTACAAGGGCCGGACGGCGCTTCGGTTCGATCATGCCTTTGTGTGGCGGGCGGAACTCGTCTGTCCCCGATGCAGCGCAGAACGCAGGTTTGTGTCCGATCCGATGTCGGCTGTAAGACTCGGCATCAGCTCGCTTGCGGATGGGGGTGATTTGGGATAGACTGTCGGCAACAAATTAGCGGCGGTGAACGGGCATCCGGCCCGGGCTATCGCACAGTCGGCTTGCGCCCGGCATCAACTCTCTCAGGGAGTCGGTGCCGGGCCTTTCGCGTTGAGGAGAAGCCAGATGAAAACCAAGCTCAAGATCTACCTGCTCGTCCTTGTGGCCATGTCGCTCATGCTCATGGCCTTCCGTCCTCTGTTCGATGTGGTCTTGCCCGAGCCTCTCGGGACGATCCTCTTCCTCGTGCTCGTCCCCCTGATCGTTCAGGGCATCAAGGTCTATCGGGCCAAGACCGGCAAGGAACCGCCACGGCTGGCCATCGAGATCGTCTCACTGGTGCTGAGTGCGGTCTTCGTCTTCCTGGCTGGAGGCTTCGCAGCGATCGTTATCCCAACCGTACCCACATGGGGCGAGGACAGTGCGGCCTATCTGACAGCGATGTTCACCTTCCTGAACGCTGCAGCGGCTGCCCTCTACTTGGCTTGGGCTGCGGTCTCGAAGCTGTACGACGTGCTCTACAGGGCCGTCCTTGAGAAGGCAGGCTTCGCTACCCTTCGGGCACTGAAGGCACGGGCTGCCCCGAAGAAGTAGGCAGACAGTGCCTCGGCGTTCACCCCGCGGCTGCTCGACGCCTGGTTGCCCAGAGCTGGTTGAGGGCAACTATTCGAAGTGCATCCGGCACAGGAATGAGGCAGAGCAGGCGCGGGGTGCGCCGTCTGAGAAGGGATACGACAAGGCATGGCGTCGCCTGCGCAACGCATTCATCCGGGCGCACCCGTGGTGTGCCGACCCAGACAAGATACATCCGAGTCCACAACGCGCCAGCCATGTTGATCACATCGTGCCGCTGGCCGAAGGGGGAGCGCGGCTTGACAAGGCTAACTTGAGTAGCTTGTGCGTGTCCTGTCACTCGAGGAAGACAGCTCATGAACGGAATCGGCGCGGGAGCTGGGGGTAGGTGGGTTCAATCTCTGCTAGGTTCAAATTGTATAACGTGGGTGGGCAGCGCGCATGCGCCCGCGTAATTGGGAAAACGGTGTCACGAAATGCGGGGACGTAAACCGAAGCCAACTCGCATGAAGAAACTCGCCGGCAATCCCGGCAAACGCTCGCTCAATAAGAGCGAGGCTCGCATTCCTGCTTCGTTGCCAACCTGTCCCACACATCTTGTGCGTGAGGCGAAGGCGGAATGGAAGAGGATGGCCCAGGTGCTCTACAGCTATGGCCTTCTGACCGAGGTTGATCGTGCTGCGTTGGCCGCGTATTGCCAGGCATACGGCAGGTGGGTGAAGGCTGAGAGGATGGTTACGAAGCACGGAATGACGGCCTGGACCGCGCATGGAACGCTCACCGTCAGTCCCTACGTGCGGATCGCTCGCCAGGCAATGGATGATCTCCGGAAGCTATGCCTGGAATTTGGACTAACGCCATCGAGCCGGTCGAGGGTGACGGCGAGTGACATGGAGCAGATGTCTCTTGCGGATGTGCTATTCAAGAAGGCCGCAACACGGTGAGAAACGGGAAGGCGCGGATTGAATGAGTGGTGGCAACGGTCGCAAGAACGGCAAAAGCAAGAAGGATGCCGCGAAGGCGTACTACTTTGATGATCATGCCGCGGAACTGGCCGTCCGCTTCTTCGAGCGTCTACTCGAGCACGTCAAGGGGGAATGGGCTGGTGAGCCGTTCGTTCTCGAGGAGTGGCAGAAAGATGAGATTGTTCGCCCGTTGTTTGGATGGAAACGGGCGGACGGCACGCGCAAGTATCGGATCGCGTACATCGAGATGCCCAGGAAGAACGGTAAGAGCACCCTGGCGGCGGGCATTGCGCTCTATCTTCTCTTCATGGATGACGAGGCCGGGGCGGAGGTCTACGGGGCTGCCGCCGATCGCGAGCAAGCAGCGATCGTCTTCAATCTGGGCAGTCAGATGGCAGGTGAATCCCCGGAGCTTGCGCAACGCTGCGAGCGTTTCAAGCGCTCGATCGTTGTTCCGGAGACGAGCAGTGTGTACCGTGTGCTCAGTGCGGACGTCCCGACGAAGCACGGGCTCAACGCGCATGGTGTCATCTTCGACGAGCTGCACGCACAGCCTAACCGCAATCTCTGGGATGTCCTTGTCACCGCGACCGGGGCCCGGCGGCAGCCGCTGGTTGTTGCGATCACGACGGCGGGGTTCGATCGAGAATCGATTTGTTGGGAACAGCACAGACATGCTCAACAGATCCTTGAAGGCATCATCGAGGACGATGAGTACTTCGCCTACATTCGCTCGGCCGACGAGAAAGATGACTGGACGGATTCGAAGGTCTGGCGCAAGGCTAATCCCAATCTTGGCGTGTCGATCCAGGAGAGCTACCTAGAGGCGGAATGTCGACGAGCGCAACTGACGCCCGCGTATCAGAACACCTTCAGGCGTCTGTTCCTGAACCAATGGACACAGCAGAAGGTTCGCTGGCTGCCGATGGAGGCCTGGGACGCATGCGACGGCCAGGCCGTGCCGTACGATCTCGAGACGCTCGAATGCTACGGGGGGCTGGACTTGGCGAGCACGATCGATATCGCATCATTCGTCCTCGACTTCCCGCCGGATCCGGAAGCTCCAGAGCTCCACGTCTGGCTGCCGTTCTTCTGGATCCCCGAGGAGCACATGATCGAGCGGGAGCGCAAGGACCGGGTCCCCTACGACGCCTGGGTGCGGGATGGGTTGATGAAGGCGACGCCTGGCAATGTGATCGACTACGGCGTCATCGTGAAGGACATTGCCGAACTGGGCAAGCGCTACAACATCCGGGAGATCGCCTTCGATCGCTGGGGCGCCTTCCAGATCAGTCAGCAGCTCGTGGGGGCAGGCTTCACGATGGTGGCCTTTGGCCAGGGCTTTGTGAGCATGGGCGCACCGACGAAGGAACTCCTGCGACTCACGCTCGACGGCAAGCTCGCGCATGGTGGCCACAAGGTGATGCGGTGGATGGCCGACAACATGGAAGTCTCCCAGGATCCGGCCGGCAACGTAAAGCCCGACAAGAAGAAAAGCCGAGAGAAGATCGACGGTATGGTCGCCGGGATCATGGCTCTTGATCGAGCCGTGCGGCACGGGAGCGGCAAGTCGGTGTACGAGCAGCGGGGCTTTCTTGACCTATGAGCACTGCGCTTCCGGACGTGCTCGCGGGCGCGGGTTTCATCGTGCTGATGGCCGGCATTGTCACGGTTGCCGGCGTTGGCTGGGGCCTCGTCATCGGGGGTGCGGTCCTGCTCTCGACCGGGATCGTGATCGCCTGGAGGCGGCATAGCGCATGAGCATCCT